AATTTAGTAGGTGAACACATAGTTAAATCAAGAAAACTAAAACCAGATAACCAAGCACTTAATGATATGTACTATGCTTGGCAAGAAGTAGGGTTTTATGTACACAACCATATAATGAACGAAAAGCTATATGATAATTCTTTAAGCGAATACAGGGGTGATAAGATACGTGCTGTGGAACGTGCAAGAAAAGCTGAATTAAGAATTGTAGAACTTGAACAGAAATTAGAAAAACTTGAAACCAAAAAAAGTTTAGGTTTGTAATTGTTTAAAAAATGTTTATATTAGTAGAATAATTATAAACAATGAACGAAGAAATACGATTTAAAAACGCTGGTAAAATAGGCGATGCAATAGGGTTAACAAGGTACTTACTTAATAACAACCCTGACAACACTAACGACAAACTAAAAGAAATTATTGAAATATTAGATAGCATAGAATTATGATAACATTACTAAACGGTGAAACTTATTTACAAGAAGAAATAGTAGGTATGGCATATGATGATGATTTCTATTATAATCATCTTGGTAAGAACGCATTAAGTTCTTCATCATTAAAAACTATTCTTAAAAGTCCAAAAACCTATAGAAACATATTAAATTATGGTGATCCTAATTCTGATAGTCCAGCACTATCAGCAGGTAAGTTGGCACATTGGATGATTTTAGAGCCTCACAAAATAAACAAGCTGCACTTTGTAGATGCTTCCACAAAGAACACCAAGATATATAAAGAAGCAAAAGAAAAGTATGGTGAGGTATTTCTTACAAAAGAAAAGAATGCAGCAGAAAGATTAACAGATGCAGTATTAAGAAATGAAGCAGCAATTAAACTACTAAACAAAAGTGAGTTTGAAGTACCACAAGTGCAAATGTTAGAAGGGTTGCCTTTTCGTGGCAAAGCAGATATTATACAAGGGGATACTATCATAGATTACAAAACAACACAAGACCTAAATTCTTTTAAGTACTCGTGTGATAAATATTCTTATGAATTACAAGCGTGGTTGTACTTAAAACTATTTGATAAGAAAAAGTTCACGTTTCTGGTAATAGATAAAGCAAGTACTGATATAGGTATATTTGAAACTACAGATGAGTTTTTAGCAAGAGGCGAAAACAAATTTAAACAAGCAGTAGATAACTACAAATACTTCTTTGAACAAGATAATGATTTAGATCAGTATGTAATGCGTGGTATATTATAGCGGAAGCCGAAAAGCTAATAGAGTAGGCAAACAAAAAACAAGAACAATGAACAAACAAGAATTAAAAATTGGGATATTTGAAGTAGTTGATATTAATAAATTAAAACCATCAGAAATTAATAGAGCATTAGATTATAACCACGTTGAAAGATTTTCAAAAAAATTAAGTAAACATAATTGGTTGGATGTAATTAAAGTTGATAACCAAAATAATATATTAGAAGGGCATCATAGATATTATTCAGCAATAGATTTAAAACAAGCTAAAGTTCCTGTTTATAGAATTTATTGGTTAGATAATTTAACAGAGAAAGAAAGGTTAACCATTATTTTAGAATATAACGCAAGTAATCTTAATTGGAAAAATGAGGATTATTTAGAAAAATATGCTGAATTAGATAATAATTATAAATATGTATATAATAAATGGAACGAACAGAAAGAAAATTTATCTACAGGAACTATATTAAACATTTATATGAATTATAGTAAAAAGAGATTTACTTTAGGAATATGTAAAATAATCAAAGGAGATATGCCTAATTTTATTTCATCACAATTAATAGAACTTGTAAAACAGCACGGCAGAGTTAAAGCAGCAGCATATTGTTTAAGAGAATTAGTTAAAGTAACAAAAAAAATTAAAACTAAAGAAGGAGTAGAATATATTTTAGATGAATATAAGGATATGCTTGAAAACAATCACGATAAACTAACTTCTATAAAAGATTTTAGACCACATATTAATGGAAGATTAAATAAATATTTAAAGATAAAGAATGATTAACCTTTATAATCAAGACTGTATCAATGCAATGGCAGGTTTTAATGATAACCAATTTGATCTTGCTATTGTTGATCCGCCTTATGGTAGTGATAATATAAAAGGAGGTTACACAAAAAAAGGTTATTGTTTAGAAAAAGCTGCAAAAAATAATTATCATTTAGAATTATGGAATCAAAAAGCACCAAATAATACTTATTTTACAGAATTGCAAAGAGTTAGCAAACATCAAATAATATGGGGTGCAAATCATTTTATAAGTAAAATGCCTTACGATTCATCTTGTTGGATTGTTTGGGATAAAGATAAATCTGGTCTTGCATTTGCTGATTGCGAATTAGCTTGGACATCATTTAATAAGGCTGTCAGAAAAATTAAAATAATATGGGATGGGTTTAGACAGGATGATATGAAAAATAAAGAAAAAAAAATACATCCAACACAAAAACCTGTTAAACTATATGAATGGCTACTTATGAACTACGCTAAAGAAGGCGATAAAATATTAGATACTTATTTAGGTAGTGGATCAATAGCAATAGCTTGTTATAATTTAGGTTATGATTTAGAAGGTTATGAAATAGATAAACAATACTATGATGCAGCAAAGAAACGAGTACAAGAACATCAATCACAATTAAGGATGTTTTGAATAAAAAAATAATAGAAGAATTTTACTTACTTGCTTTAGTAGATATAGTAAACGGTAAAGATATAGCAGAACTTGAAGAAACAATAAAACTATATGAAGAAGAAGAACACTACGAAGCGTGTGCAGGAATACAAAAAGCAATACACGAATCAGGATTTTTAACAATTAAAGAAATAATACATAGAAACAAATTATAGAAACAAATTATAAAAATTAATTATGAGTGCAACACTAATACAAGAAATAGTAGAACAACATCTAAAATTAGATATAACTACAAAAACAAGAAAACGTGAATACGTAGAAGCACGTGGAATATACTTTTACCTTACAAGACAATACACAAGAATGTCATTATCTTCTATAGGTAAAACAATGGGTAGAGATCATTCAACAGTTCTACACTTTGAAAGGCTTATACCACATTGGTTAATGTATGATATACAATTAAAAGAAGATTATAACATAATAAACAAAAGGGTACAAGAAGCAGTTAATGCTAACCCTGAAGATTTTAAAACAGCAGAAAGTTTAGAAGGTTTCTATGAGAAACAATACAAAGAACTAAAGAAGCTAACAGAACAAATTAATAAAGACCAATTAATATTAGATGAAAGCAAACATATTATATAATGAAGATTGCTTAAAAACATTAAGTAATATTCCTGATAATAGTATTAATCTTATTATAACATCACCTCCTTATAATAAAAATTTTTATACTAAAGACCACAAAATAAAAGATTATGACACATCTAATTTTAGAACAATTAAATATGATGAGTATAATGATAATTTAAATCCTAATATATATTTTAATTGGCAAACAGAAATATTAAAAGAATGTTGTAGGGTTTTAACAGAAGATGGAAGTATATTTTATAATCATACAGATATATTAAACAACCATACAACAATACACCCTAAATATGTTTACAATTTTTCCATAAAACAATTACTTATATGGAATAGATTAAATACTCCTAAATTAGATAATAATTATTTTTATCCTATCAATGAATATGTATTTTGGATTAAAAAAAATAAAAATTCTAAAACAAAATTTTATAGAGATAAATGTAGTTTTAAAAAAAGTGTTTTTTCATTAAATGCTGATGTTAAAAACAATCATCCTGCACCTTTTCCATTACAATTACCAAATAATTTTATTTTAGCTTGTAGTGATATTAATGATATTGTATATGATCCTTTTATGGGTAGTGGTACAACAGCTATTGCAGCATTAATAAATAATAGAAAATATTTAGGAAGTGAAATAAGCGAAAATTATTATAATACCTCATTAAAAAGAATAGAACAACACAAGCAACAAATAAGAATGTTTTAACAATAAGTTAAAAAAAGTATTGTATAGTTGAATCATTAATGATTTTTTTTGATTATGGATAAAAGAAGATTTAACGGAGGTAATAAAAACGCTGGTAGAAAACCTAAAAGTGATGAGGTTAATTTAATAGAAAAGTTAACGCCATTAGAAGATGCAGCATTCCAAGCATTAAAAACAGGTGTAGAAAAAGGTGATTTTAAATTTGTACAACTGTACTATAACTATTATGCTGGTAAACCAAGAGAAACAAGAGATATTACCATTAACGAAGATTTACCGATATTTTTAGATTAGCGATAACCAAAACGTTA